CTTAAAAGATGCCGCGATCTACTCTGCACAGTAGGCACAATTCCTCTTGAGTACAAAAAGAAGTCAACAGGTGAGGATATTCCTGCGCCACGTTGGGTTCATCAACTTTCCAAGTCACAACCACAGTTTGTAACAATAAGCTGGTTGGTTGACAGCCTTCTTATGTATGGGCAAGCCTTTCTCGAAATAGTCGAGGTTTATCAGGAAGACGGAAGAGGTGCTTCTTTCGAGTGGGTAGCAAACCCACGCGTTACTTTCGACCTCGATGTACATAACACTTATGTAACCCAGTATTACGTTGATGGTTCTCCACGTCCTATGTCTGGTCTTGGATCGCTTGTCACTTTTCAAGCATTCAACGAAGGAATCCTTGCGGCAGGTGCTCGCACTATTCAGTCAGCAATAGATGTTAATAAGGCAGCCGCTATTGCAGCCGCTACACCAATGGCTTCTGGAATCTTAAAAAATACAGGCGCAGACTTGCCACCAGTTGAAGTTTCTGGACTTCTTGCAGCTTGGAAGCGTAGCCGTCAAAATAACTCAACTGCATACCTAACCAGCACCCTTGAGTTCCAACCAACACAGTTCTCACCTCGCGACATGATGATGGTAGAAAGCATCCAGAATCTTGCAACTGAAATTGCTCGACTCTGTGGCGTTCCTGCTTACTATGTGTCAGCAGATCAAAATACATCTATGACTTACGCAAACATTTTAGATGAAAGAAAGCAGCTCGTAGCCCTTGCTTTCCAACCATACATTTCAGCTATCGAATCACGCTTGTCTATGGATGACATTTCTACAGCAGGGCATTACGTCAAGTTCGCTCTCGATGATTCTTTCCTACGTACCGAGCCAATGGAACGCCTTCTTGTATTAGAGAAGATGCTTGCCCTTGGTCTAATTACAACTGAACAGGCTATGGAAATGGAAGATTTATCTCCCAACGGAAATGAGACAGAATGACAACTCTATACATCGAAGCATCCTCTATTGAGTGCAGCGAAGAACGTCGCGAAATTAGCGGCAAAATCGTACCTATGGGTACAGGCGAAATTGGACAGACAAACCTTGGCGCATATACATTCGCTGCTGGTTCTATCGAAATTGCAGACCCAACAAAGATTAAGTTGTTGTCACAGCACGACATGAAGAAGCCAGTTGGTCGCATGACTTCAGCAGAAGTCCGAGAAGATGGCATTTATGCCACCTTCAAGTTAAGCCGCAGCCAAGCAGGTTCTGATGCGATGATCATGGCATCAGAAGGATTGGTTTCAGGGCTGTCAATCGGGGCGGAAATTATTTCCTCACAACCATCACGCGATGGCTACACAGTAGTAACCGCCGCCAAACTAAAAGAAGTTTCTCTTGTCACAGAAGCGGCATTTAAGTCCGCCGAGGTGCTAGAGATAGCAGCAGAAGAAGTAATTCCTGCTGAAGAAACCCCAACTACAGAAAGCGAGACAGTCGTGGAAGAAACCACACCAGTCGAAGCAACACCATCAGTAGAAGCTGCGGCTGTCGAGGCTGCTCGTCCTACTGTGCAAGCGATGATGTACACAACTCCAAGAATTGAAGTTACAAAGCGTAACTACTTGGAAAACACACTAAAGGCAAATCTTTTCGGAGATGAAGATTCACGTCAATGGCTTCGCGCTGCTGACAACGATCAGACAACAGGTGCAGGATTCATCCCAACACCACAGAGCACACAGCTTCTAAACTTCCTCTCAAACGCTGACCGCCCAATGATTGACTCAATCACACGCGGCTCAATGCCAGAGTTCGGAAAAACCTTTGAGTTGCCAAAGATTACTGAAGTTCCTCTCGTTGACCAGATTGACGAAAACGGCGCAGTAACAGAATCACAGCTCGAGGCTTCATACATCACAGTTACAAAGAAGTCATTCAAGGGTCGTGCAATCACTACTCTCGAACTCCTAACAAACTCAACACCTGCATTCTTGGATGAGCTTGTTACACAAATGGAGTTTGCTTATGCAAAGGACACAGAGCAGTATGTAACAACTGCAATTCAGGGTGCTGGAACTCTTAACGCAACAGCGCAAGACAACACAGCAGGCGGACTTCTTTCATACGTAGCAAGCGCAGCAGCAGCAGTCTATTCTGCTTCAATTGGCTTTGCTCGCAACATCATTGTTACCCCAGAACAATGGGCTAACATCATGAGCTACAACGATGCAGGACGTCCAATCTACATCGCAGCAAACCCACAGAACGCTGGTGGAGCACTTTCACCACAGTCACTACGTGGCACAGTTGCAGGTCTTGATCTACGTGTATCTCGTTACATGCAGGGTTCTGGCGGAGTCGGTACAGCAGATTACTCAATGGCTGTTATCAACCCAGAGGCTTACACATGGTACGAGTCAGCACGTCAGCAACTACGTACAAACATTAACTCTGATGGAACAGTAGATATTCTGCTCTTCGGTCAGGGCGCACTTGCCACCAAGTTGGCAGCAGGAGCGAACTGGTTCAACAAGAACTAATCGTTCAACTAAGTCGCTTGGCGGGCTACCAGAGCCCTTGTAGCCCGCCAAGTCTTTAGAAAGGAAATCATGGCACTCACCACAGTCGCAGAGCTTCGCACAGCTCTTGGCATTGGAACTTTGTACACAGATAGCGTTCTTCAGTCCGTCTGTGATGCTAGTGATGACGTGCTCCTTCCTTTTATCTGGAATAACACATATTACAACGTGGCAGTCGAATCTACAGCCACCACAGCAAAACTATATTTTGACTCAAATATTAAAAACAATTTTTACGTTGGGCAAGCCGTTGTCGTGGACGGAAATGAAGCCCATATAAATGGCAGCCACACAATTACAGTTGTGGACGATTACGCAATAACTTACAACATTAACAATGGCGTAGTACGTCCGCGTCATTTGTTAAACCCATATGGCTCTGTTGCTGGTGCAACCGCTCTTGATCCTTCGAGCATCCCAGCCATCCAAGAGGCTAGCCTTATGATTAGCGTTGCCATCTGGCAAGCGCGTCAAGCGCCAACAGGTCAAGGCGTATCTATTGACGGCTACGCACCAAGCCCTTACACCATGTCTAATCAGCTCATGGCTCGCGTTCGTGGCTTACTTGCGCCTTACCTAAGCCCTAACTCCATGGTGGGCTGATGCCAGCAATAACCACTCTTCGCAGCACAATAGCGGCTGCCCTAACTGACAACAGCAAGTGGAGCGTGTTTTCGTTCCCACCTGCTACGCCTATCGCTAACAGCGTTATCGTCAGCCCTGCTGATCCATATCTAGTGCCTAGCAATAATGACTACACAGCCATCGCACCGCTAGCAAACTTTACAATCACTATCCTTGTGCCATTACTGGACAATCAAGGAAACCTCGCTGGGATTGAGGATGATGTAGTACGCCTCTTCCAGCTTCTCGAAGCATCGAGCATTGTGTTCAACGTAGGCAGCGTGTCCAGCCCTAAAGTGCTGAACCTGCCTACTGGAGACTTACTGGCTTGCGATGTCGCAATCAGTACCCTAACGGAATGGAGCTAGTCATGAGCGACTGGGAAAAGGAGCGAGACGCTTTTCTTGCGAAAATCGGACAAACTCCAGAAGTAAAAGCAGCACCAAAACCAACTACCAAGAAAGATGAGGAATAACTGAAATGGCAGTATTTCTAAACAATGGCGTAGTTCTAACAGTCAATTCAGTTGACCTATCTGATCACGTCACAGCAGTAACACTTAATCGCACTTTCGATGAGCTTGAAGTAACAGCGATGGGCGATTCAGGACACAAGTTCGTCAAGGGTCTTGAGGCTTCATCGCTCACTATTGACTTCCTTAACGACACAGCTACAAGCGAAGTCTTGCAGACTCTTGCTGCTGCATACGGCACAAACGTAACAGTTACACTTAAGCAGACATCTGCTGCTACATCAGCGACAAATCCACTTTACACAATGACTTGCCTAGTCAATAACCTTACCGATATTAACGGCGCAGTTGGAGACCTTGGCACACAATCTGTGACTTGGAACGTCTCTGGTACAGTAGCAGTCACAACAGCGTAAGAAGGAGATAAAGGGCTATGGCAAAACTCAAAGTTACAAGGGCTGACGGACAAGTGCAGGAGTTCGAGATAACTCCAGTCTTGGAGTACAGCTTTGAGCAATATGCTAAGAAGGGCTTTCACAAAGCCCTGATTGAAGATCAGAAGCAGTCAGACGTGTACTGGCTCTGCTGGGAAGCAATTAGACGTTCGGGTGAAACAGTCAAGCCTTTTGGCGAAGGATTCCTAGAAACTCTCAAGTCAGTTGAGGTCTTAGAGTCCGACCCTTTAGGCTAGATCGGAACTCCCTCACCTATCTCGCGGCTAGATTGAGTTACGAGTATGGAGTTCCGTTCAACACCATCGTGGAACTTTCTCCGATGGCTTTCAAGGCTCATGTACAGGTATTAAAGGACATAGCAAAGGAGCGAAGCGATGCCAGTAGAACTCGACAACGCCGTAGCTCTTAGCAAAGCCCTCAAGCAATATGCGCCAGAGTTAGCTAAGGAAACCCAGAAGGAAATCGCAGGACATCTGCGCAAGGTAGTTAATCAGGCTAGAGGATTCGTTCCTAGCGATTCTCCCTTGAGTGGTTGGGGCAACGCAGTTGGAGTCTGGGAGTATCGAGCCTTTAACGCTGGGCTTATAAAGAAGGGCTTGGGCTACTCCACAACGCCTACAAAGCCAAACAAGCGAGGCTTTAGAAGCCTTGCAACTATCTTTAACAAATCTGCTTCTGGTGCTATTTACGAGACCGCAGGGCGTAAGAATCCGCAAGGATTACCACCAGCCCAGCGAGTTAAGAAGTACCGCAACGGCAAGTTCATAACAGAATGGCAGATGGACAAGACAGTCAATAAGTCTGCAAACCCTAATGCTGGACGGCAGTTCATTAACGCGCTACCGCCATTGGTTGATTCACAGCAATCCAACAGCGCAGGTCGCAGAACTCGCAAGACCAAGGGTCGCTTACTCTTTAGAGCATGGGCTAACGATCAAGGCAAGACAACTGCCGCAGTTGTGAAGGCTATCCAAGCCTCAAACGAAAAGGTTGTAAAGAAGTCTAACGCCAGAGGCGAAATAGCATTTAGAGCAAGGAAGGCTGACTAATGGCTGGAATGACAGACCTAGCAATCCGCATCGCTACTACGATGGACGCGACAGGCTTAAACAAAGCAGAAAAGTCAGTCAAGGGATTAGACAAGACAATTAAGAAGCTAGGGCGCACCCTTGGCGTTACCCTTGGCGCATCAGCCATGGCAGCCTATGGCAAGGCAGCAGTCAAAGCTTTTGCAGAAGATGAGGCAGCAGCTCGCAGACTATCCAGCGCAGTCGATAACCTTGGGTTGTCTTTCTCCAAGGTACAGGTCGCTGACTTTATCTCTGGCTTGGAGCGAAGCGCAGCAATCGCCGATGACATTCTTCGCCCAGCCTTCCAGTCTTTACTTAACATCACAGGATCATTAACCAAGTCTCAAGAGCTGCTTAACAATGCTATCCAGATTAGCCGAGCCACAGGCGTAGATTTAGCCACAGTAACCGCAGACCTAGGCAAAGGTTATGTCGGAATTACTCGCGGACTTATCAAGTACAACACAGGACTTACCCGCGCAGAACTACAGACCAAAAGCTTTAACGAGATTCTGGGCATCATGCTGGCTAAGTCTGCTGGCGCAGCGCAGGACTATCTCACCACTACTTCATATAAATTAGATGTGTTGCGTGTCTCATCAGAGAACGCTAAGGAGTCAATCGGTAAAGGTCTAGTTGATGCCTTTGCAGTCCTTGGCGGTGGCTCACAAGCCAGCGATGCAGCCAAGACTATTGACAATATCGCAAAGGGCATCAACGCCATCACAATGGCTACAGCGCAAGCAGTAAATGGCTTACGCCAGCTCTACAAAGGTTTAGATTTCCTTACTTCCTTTGGTGGTCTAACTGGTGGTGATGGCTTGCTAGCCAGAACCTTTGACCGCACCCCTACAGTCTCATCTGGTCGCTCTGCATCACCAGCAGGTACAGCCTTGCGCACACGCCAGCAGCGCGAAGCAGAGGCAGCAGCCGCCAAACGAGCCAAGGAAGTCGCAGCCCTAACTAAGAAGCAGGTCGCATCTACTAAGGCTCTTACAGCCGAGCAGAAGAAGCAGAACAGCCTTAAGAAGTCTGCCACAGTCTTTGACCTAGAGCAGATTCAGCTTGTCGCAGCTCTTAAGGGCAAACTTACCCAAGAGGAAACAATGCGCGTTCAAGCGCAGCTTGCAATCCTTAACGGCAACGAGGCAGTAGCCAGAGACCTCACTAATCAGATTCTCAAGGCGCAGGATGCTTCAGGCAACCTTGCTAGATTCTTAACCGCTTTGCCTAATGCTCGTAACCCATTTGAGTATCTCGATGCTTACCTGTCTTACTTGGCTGGCAAGGCAGCCGCTATTATGACTAATGCGCCAGTACCTACATCACCACAGGGCAACACAAGCGTTCCAACACCACCAGCGACAAACGTATCTGCCTACCCTTCAGACGGCATGATTTCCTATAACCAGATGACTGGCTTAAGTTACAACCCTAATGCTGGCAGCACAGTTGTGGTGAACGTTGCAGGATCGGTTATCTCCGAGCAAGACCTCACCGAGACTATTGCCCGCAACCTACAAAACAGTTCTCTATCTTCTGGCAAGGTGGCACAACTAGAGCGATACTCTGGATTCTTCTTATGAGCCTACCCGCACAGATAGCCGTCTCTTTCGACTTCTCTGGCGGAGCAACTTTTGGTTCGGGGTTCGTCATCGGCTCACCAGATAACGGAGTCATCGGGGTCAATTCTTTTGGCTCATCTGATGTCATTATCCCGACAGTTGATTTAACTCCAGACGTGTATAGCATCTCTATCAGGCGTGGTCGTAACGTTATGAAGGACACCTACGATGCTGGCACAGCCATTGTCCGAGTCCTTGACCCGCTAGGCTACTTCAACCCGCAGAACCCTTCATCGCCTTACTTTGGCTACCTTGTGCCTCTTCGTAAGCTGCGCATCTCTGCCACTACAGCCACAGCAGAACACTTCCTATTTTCTGGGTATGTAAATGACTACCGCTACACCTTTCCTGTAGGGCAGGAGACTGCCTATGTGGACATTATGTGTACCGATGGCTTCCGTCTCTTGCAGATGTCTAACGTGTCCACTATTGCCGATACAGCAGCAGGGCAGGACACAGGCACACGCATTAACAAGATTCTGGACAACGTCTCATTCCCTGCATCTATGCGCTCAATCTCTACTGGCGTATCAACCTGTGTCTCTGATCCTGCGACTAACCGCTCTACCCTAGATGCCATCAAGAACGCAGAGTTCTCTGAAGGGCTAGGAGCGTTTTACATGAGCGCAGATGGCACAGCCGTATATCTCAACCGCACAGAGGTTACTTCTAGCCTTGGTGAGCCTTCTATCGCCTTTAACCAGATTACAGGGATCCCATACAGAAACGTTAAGTATGCCTTTGATGACAAGCTCATCATTAACGATGTCAAGTTCAACCGCGTAGGCGGCACAGCACAGACAGTTTATAGCCAGTCCTCGATTGACAAGTATTTCCCACACAGCTTGACACAAGAGAACCTCGTGGCGCAGACGGATGACATTGTGCTAGGCATCGCCCAGAACTACGTCAACACTAGGCGCGAGACTTCCATCAGAATCGACGAGATGCTGGTGGACTTGCTAGATCCAGACGTACCAACTGACAC